TTCGAGCGCGAGGTCACCGGCGAGCGCATCCGCGACAAGATCGCTGCCAGCAAGGCCAAGGGCATGTGGATGGGCGGCGTGCCCCCGCTGGGCTACGACGTGGTCGAACGCAAGCTCGTGGTCAACGAACGAGAGGCTGCCCTGGTGCGCGACATCTTCCGCGGCTACGCCGAACACGGTTCGGCAGCGCGGATCGTGCGTGAACTGGCCCTGGAGGGGGTCACCACCAAGTCCTGGGTGACGCAGACAGGCCGCCATCGGGCTGGCAACCCCATCGATCAGAAGTTCATCTTCAAGATGCTGCGCAACCGGATTTATCTCGGTGATCTGACCCACCGCGGTCAGGCGTATTCCGGCCAACACCAGGCCATCGTTGCGCAGGAGGCATGGGACGCAGTGCAGGCGTTCATGGAGCGCCGAAAGCAGGGGCCACGCGATGTTCTGCCGAAGCATCCTGCCTTGCTCGCTGGGCTGCTATTCGCGCCCGATGGGCAACGGATGATCCACTCGTACACGCGAAAGAAGAATGGCCGTTGCTACCGTTACTACGTCCCAGAAATGCACAAGGTTCACGTTGCCGGCACCCAGCGCCGCGCGGACGTACCCAACATTGGACACCTTCCGGCGGCCGACATCGAAAATGCGGTGTTGGCCCAAGTCCATGCCGCGCTGACAGCGCCCGAGGTGCTGATCGGCGTTTGGCGCGCCTGTCTGCGCCGTCCGGAAGGCGCAGGCCTCGACGAAGCGCAGGTGGTCGTGGGCATGCGGCGCATCGGGGATGTCTGGGCACAACTATTCCCCGCCGAACAGCAGCGGATCCTGCGACTGCTGATCGAGCGCATCCAACTGCAGGGTGACGGTTTGGACATCCACTGGCGGGAGGACGGCTGGATGGGCCTGGGCCCAGATGTTTGCAGCCACCCGCTGGTTGACGAGCACCAGGAGCAGGAGGCCGCCGCATGAGCAAGGACTCACGGCGGTTTGCGGTCACCATCGAGACCGGGGCCGATCCACGCAGCTATATCAACAACGGTCAGCGGGTGACCTCGGTGCCGTTGACGATCAAACGCCGCCAGAACCGCAAGGTGCTAACGCCACCACCGTCGGCGCCGACGGATGCGTCGGTCGGCGGCTTCGACGAGCCCATGATCAAGGCGCTGGGCAAGGGCTTCTATTGGCAGAAGCTGCTGGAGGACGGGCGCTATCCGCACGTCGGCGATCTGGCCCGAAAGCAGAAGCTCGAACGCGGCTGGATCTCGGAGATCCTGCGGATGACGCTGCTGGCCCCCGACATCATCACCGCCATCGTCGAGGGTCGGCAGCCACGCCACATCAATCTGCACGCCCTGCGCGGTCGCATCGACGTGATCCCGCGCGACTGGAACGAGCAGCGCCGAATGCTGGGCTTCCCCGAGCGCTGACCTGATCCCGACACCGATCCACCCTCCAGCGGCGAGCCTCGTGCTCGCCGTTGCCGTTTCTGGCGTTGGCGAACCACTGGCGAATATTTGCGACCGGAAACATTCGCCAGTGCGTCCATCGGCAATTCGCCACTGAAAGCCTGGAATTCCTCCACCGATTCCGCAGCGGAATCATTGGAGGAACAGATGCAAGCTCAAGCACGCAGTACCCCGCCCATCAGTGACCTGGCCCCCGGCGACCGCCGGGTCTTGAACGAAAACGAAGTCGCCAACCGTTGGGGCGTCAGCCCCAAGACGTTGCAGCGGTGGCGCTCGGAAGGCCGCGGCCCGAAGTACCTGAAGTTGTCCAAGCGCGTCGGCTACCCGCTGGAGTCGGTGATCGACTTCGAGCGCCGGGTGCTGCACGACTCCACTTACCAGCACGCATCGGCGTGAGGGTGGCCGCCATGACTGCACTCACCGTTCTCCCTGACCGCCTCACCGCACTCACAGTCGCCGACCTGGCTGCGCTGCCGGGAACGCAACTCGCTGAGATTGTCCGCAACCTCGACGAACTCCTCGGCTGGCACAAGCAGCAGCGCGCCAAGGTCGATGCGGCGCTGGACCGCAGCTACGCCGAACGCATCCAGTCGGCGCGCGCCGACGCTGGCAAGGACTTCGGCACCGTGCACATCGACGACGGCGGCATCCGCATCACCGTCGACGTGCCCAAGCGCGTGTCCTGGGACCAAACCAAGCTCGCCGCCATCGCCCAGCGGATTGCCGCTGCCGGCGAAAAGGTCGAGGACTTCATCGACGTCGATTACGCCGTCAGCGAATCGCGGTTCAACAACTGGCCGCCGACGCTTCGCGATCAGTTCGCCGCCGCCCGCACCGTGAAGCCGGGCAAGCCGACCTTCCGCCTGACCACCATCTCCGAGGACTGAATCCATGAGTACGCAACTCGCGCCCTTCAGCTTTGAAGGGCAATCGCTCCGCGTCGTCACCGATGACCAGGGTCAGCCGTGGTTCGTCGCTGCCGATGTCTTGGCATCCCTGCAACTGGATCGCAAGGCGCTCGAACGCCTCGACGCCGACGAGAAGGGGGTGAGTTCAGTTCACACCCCTGGCGGTGATCAGGACATGACCACCGTCAACGAACCCGGCCTGTACGCGCTGATCCTCGGCAGTCGCAAGGCCGAAGCCAAGCGCTTCAAGCGCTGGGTCACGCACGACGTGATTCCGGCCATTCGGAAGACCGGTTCGTACCTGACGCCGGGCACGCTCGCCGCCTTGCCGGTACCGACCCACGACCGAGTCAGCGCGATCCTGCTGATCGGCGCCGCGGTCGCCAAGGTGCCGGGCGTCAAGGCGGAAATCGCAGCGGCAGCGATGCTGACCTGCATCCAGGAAAACACCGGCATTACCACCGAGGTTCTGCGGCGCGCGCTGCCGGCCGCCAACGAGCCGATGTGCGCCTTGAACGCCACACAGCTCGGCAAGCTGCTGAACCGCTCGCCCAAGGCCACGAACAGGCTCCTGTCCGACAACGGTCTGCAGACTCGCAATGACCGCGACGAGTGGGAACTGACCGAAGCCGGCGATGCCTGGGCAGAGGCGATGCCTTACTCCCGCAACGGCCACAGTGGTTACCAAATCCTCTGGAATCCGGCGGTCGCCGAGATGCTGAAGGAGGCCGCATGAGCCTCCCCATCATCTCCGCGCAGCAACGGATGGCAGAGCGCAAAGGCGTGAAGCTGCTGATGCTCGGCAAATCCGGCATCGGCAAGACCACCCGGCTGCGTGACCTTGAACCGTCGACGACGCTGTTCATCGACATCGAGGCGGGCGATCTGTCGGTGGCGAGTTGGCCCGGCGACACCATTCGCCCGGCATCCTGGCCCGAGTGCCGCGATCTGTTTGTCTACCTCGCCGGGCCGGACCGCTCGTTGCCGCCGGAGGCCGCGTTCTCGGTTGCGCACTACGAGCACGTTGTCGGCCAGTTCGGCGATCCGGCGCAGATCGAGCGCTACGCGACCTTCTTCGTCGACTCGATCACCCAGATGTCGCGCTTGTGCTTCACCTGGTGCAAGTCGCAACCAGGCGCCATCAGCGACCGCTCCGGCAAGCCGGATCTGCGCGCCGCCTACGGGCTGCTCGGCCAGGAAATGGTCGGCGCGCTGACGCACCTGCAGCACGCGCGCGGCAAGAACGTGGTCTTCGTCGCGATCCTCGATGAGCGTCTCGACGACTTCAACCGCAGGGTCTTCGAGCCGCAGATCGAGGGCAGCAAGACCGGGCTGCAGATGCCAGGGATTGTCGATGAGGTCGTGACCCTCGCCGAGATCAAGGCTGACGACGGCACCTCCTACCGCGCCTTCGTGACCCACACGCTCAACCCCTTTGGCTTTCCCGCCAAGGACCGTTCCGGCCGCCTCGACTTGCTCGAACCGCCCGATCTCGGCGCGTTGATCGCTAAGTGCGCGGGCACCGCCGCGGCCACCACCTCGCTCTCACATACCGCTTCCAAGGAGTAACCCATGAACACACCCAATGCTTCGAGTTGGAACGATTTCAACGATGCCGATACCCAGAGCGGCTTCGACCTGATTCCCAAGGGCACGCTGGTGCCGGTCCGCATGACCATCAAGCCCGGTGGGTACGACGACCCGTCGCAAGGCTGGACGGGCGGCTACGCCACGCAGTCCTACGAGACCGGCGCGGTGTACCTCTCCGCCGAGTTCGTGGTCACCGGCGGCGAATACGCCAAGCGCAAGCTGTGGAGCAACATCGGGCTGTATTCGGCCAAGGGTCCGACCTGGGGCCAGATGGGCCGCAGCTTCCTCCGGGCCGCGCTCAACAGCGCCCGCAACGTCCATCCGCAGGACAACTCGCCGCCAGCGGTCGCCGCGCGCCGCATCGCCGGATTCCACGACCTCGATGGCCTGGAGTTCCTCGCCCGCGTCGATGTCGAGAAGGACGCCAAGGGCGGCGACCGCAACGTGGTCAAGTTGGCTGTCGAGCCCGACTACCCGGACTACGCCCGCCTCATGGGCGTACCGACCCGCACCCACGGCGCACCGTCGGCGCCCACGGCGCGCGCGGCCGCGGCACCGGCGCATTCCCCTGCACCGGCAACCGCTGCGCCAACTCGCGCGCCCACGGGCAAGCCGGCCTGGGCGAGCTGAGGATGGCCAGTGAAATGCTGGGTCTGCAAACGACAGGCGCGCGGGTTCGGCCATGCCGACACCCGCTTCAAGCCGACCGATCCGCGCCACCACCCCTGGGACTGGGTGTTCTGCTCACGCCGCTGCCAGGACGCCTTTCACGCCCTGTACGGCCGCTGGAAGAACGCCCGCGCCCAAGGAATCACCATTCCGGAGACCGACATGATCGATGCCACTGAGATCGAGCGCGCCTGCCTCAAGAAGTGCCTGAAGGCCTTCGGCGCAGCGGCCGAGGACATCGGTTTCGACAAGCCGCTCGGCGACTACGCCGAGCAGGAGGCACTGCAGGTGATCGGCGCCATCGTCACCTGCTTCGCCAACGCAATGGCGGCGCATCACGAGATGGCGAAGTACCCACCCGTGCACGGCATGCCGGAGGGTCGTGATCCGCTGACCGATTTCTCCGATCTGGAAGACAAGGCCTTTTGGGAGAGAACGCCATGACGCTCGACTTCAACGCGACGGCGAGCATCAGCGGTCAGCTCACGGCACGCATCGACCGCGCATTGCAGGCTGCGCGCGCGGCGGACAAACCGCGCAACTACCTCGGCGCATCGCGTCTGGGTGTGGAGTGCGAGCGCGCGCTGCAGTTCGAGTACGCCAAGGCGCCGGTGGACTACGGCCGTGATTTTGACGGGCGGATGCTGCGCATCTTCCAGCGCGGCCATGTGATGGAAGACTGCATGGTGACCTGGCTGCGCGGCGCCGGATTCGAGCTTCGCACGCACCAAGCCAACGGTGAGCAGTTCGGATTCGCCGATGCGAACGGCAGGCTGCGCGGGCATATCGATGGTGTGATCGTCGGCGGACCGGACAACCTCTCGTATCCGGCGCTCTGGGAGAACAAGTGCCTGGGCGCAAAGGCCTGGCGCGACGTCGAGTCCAAGGGCCTCGCTGTCTCCAAGCCCGTGTACGCGGCGCAGGTGGCCCTCTATCAGGCGCATCTGGAGCTCCACGAGCACCCGGCGATCTTCACCGCGATCAACGCCGACTCGATGGAGATCTACGTCGAGCGCGTGCCGTTCAACGCGGCGCTTGCGCAGCAGATGACCGACCGCGCAGTGCGGGTGATCGGCGCGACCGAGGCTGGCGAGTTGCTGCCGCGCCGCTTCCATGACGCCACTCACTTCGAGTGCCGGATGTGTGCCTGGCAGGACCGCTGCTGGAGAACGCAGGCATGACGTCGCGATCTATCAGTCACGTGCTCGGCGAAAAGCTGGTCGATGCACGCCACGCCGCCATGAGCCTCAATTTGCCGCTGCATTGGCTCGTGCAGAAGCAGCAACGCAAGCGCCGGGGCATTCCGCACTACCGGGTCGGGAAGCTCGTGCGCTTCAAGATCTGCGAGTTGATGGCATGGATGCGCGCCCAGCAGCCGCAAGCATCCGGGGAGGTTTCCGATGCTTGATTTCAACGACTCGCCTACCTCGCCGCTGCCCGACCGCAGCGCGCAGCGTGACGCCGTTCGCGCGGCACTGATCGCGCGGATCGAAAGCGTGCTGTCCGCGCTGTTCCCGGCCGGCAAGAAGCGCAGGGGACTATTCCTGATCGGCGATGTGCTCGGCAGCCCCGGCGACAGCCTCGAGGTCGTGCTCACAGGCGACAAGATCGGTCTGTGGACCGACCGCGCCACCGGCGATGGCGGCGACATCTTCGACCTGATTGCTGCGGTGCGTGGCATCGATCCAGTGGCCGACTTCCCGCGTCTGCTGGACGCCGCAGCGGATCTCGCGGGGCGTGTGCCAGCGGCGCCGAGCAAAGCGTCGCGCAAGGAGGCGCCGGTCGATGAACTGGGGCCGGCGACGGCGAAGTGGGACTACCTCGATGCCGACGGCAAGCTGATCGCGGTCGTCTACCGCTACGACCCGCCCGGGCGAAAGAAGGAGTTCCGCCCCTGGGATGCGCGCCGGCGCAAAACGGCGCCGCCCGATCCGCGACCGCTTTACAACCAGCCAGGCATCGCGGGTGCTGCGCAGGTGGTTCTGGTCGAGGGCGAGAAATGCGCCCAGGCCCTGATCGACGCCGGCATCTCCGCAACCACGGCGATGCACGGTGCCAACGCGCCGGTGGAGAAAACCGACTGGTCGCCGCTGGCGGGCAAGGCCGTGTTGATCTGGCCCGACCGCGACAAGCCGGG